CCCGGACGTCTTGGAACGTCTCCTTTTGGTAAACCGGTGTAACATTTTGACCATTGAAATAGTGTTCCCCACAAGATTCGTAGAACAAACCAGAAATGAAAGATTTCTCTTCATTCACCTGGAAGCCTACGAACTCAAGGGTTCTCACCGTTTCAGTAGCCGCTGCCTTCTGGCAGATTATGTCATCACCATATACCGCAAGGACTCCCCTATCGGTCAACTCATCGCGAACACTGGACCCGAGAGCCCAGAAGATGAGAGACTCAAGCTCGAAAGTAAAACCGTTTCCCATAGAGGAAAACTTCTCGAGCACGACACGTTCACCATTAGGCATTAGTGCATAATGAGAACGGAGGCTGTCTAAGAGAGCAGCCCAGTCGTAGGGAAGGAGCTCATAAACGAGCTCCCTGCTAACGGAGTCAGATGCCGCCTTCAAATCGAGGGTGGCGAGGTCCAGTTCAAGAGCCTTACTGGCTAAAGACTGGTTCACTCCTTGATCATCAAGATCAACTCCAACTCGCTTTAGACGACGACGAATGTAACCACCTACACCCTTTTGGAGGTAGAGGTTACCCGTTGGTTCTATAGCGATAACGCGATTAGTTTTCGCGTTCTTGGGGACCGTTGTTACCCGGCACGAATCCTCTCTTTCAAACACATGGGGCATAAAGCTCCACGGGCCTTCCGGAAAAGATCCAAGCAAGGAGTAGGACCAGTGAAGGTCCCGTTGGATCACGCTTTGGAGTAACTCCTTGGCGCGTCCACCAACGGTGATGGGCACTGTCGTCAGCTTCGCGTCGACCAAAGCGCGTGCACGTGGAATATCGTGCGTTGCGCCTGGCCCCCACCCAAAATGGGTATCAATGCAATGGAGACTAAAAGGGCCAAGAAGCTTAGCGATTTTTCGCTTCGCCCGGTATATCCGTGACGAAATGAGCCCGTCTGAAGGGGCTCGTCGCTCAGCTCTTAGGCGCCGATTTGTCTCTTTACATTGAAGCTCAGAAGTCGCGAACTTACTGAGTGCGACCGCTTCCAGATCGAAATCCGTCTCTAATCCCTTCCATTTAGAAAGGAATACAGAAACAGCATAATCTCTCTTAAAACGATCGACGTCCCATTCCAGATAATCGCCCACTGGCAAATCGAGTTCCAAAAACTCCTTATGGGAGTATTTGAACCTCAACCAAGCAGAAAGGGCAATCGGCGTGTCAGTTTCTTTGCATAGCGAGAAAAATATCTCTCGCATCGGATGAGAATCCGCATGCATGTCGACTCCAAATCAGTAAATGTTTTGGAGAGTTTCGACGACGGCCACCACCAAGGTGTCGGCCATCAGAAACTGTGCATACTTACGCAGATCCTTGCGGTTCTGCAGAGTATTGCGTTCGGGCAAGATGAATTCCACATTGCACCTGTTCACGTAGGAAACCGTCGGCGGCGGCGTGATGCCGGCGTCGTTGGTTCCCAGCGTCTCCAGAGTGGGCGTGTGGATACCCATCTTGACCCGGTTCACGCGGTTTGAGACCGATTGAGCACCATTCCCGGCAGGGGCCGTCCGCGTCAGCTGGATGCTGAGGCGGTTGTAC